TGGGGAGTGTTATTAGAGAATTGACAGTCACTTTCACTTTTCCCAAGCGGATCCTGTGCTCCGCTGGTCTGTGCCACGAGTCACAGCTTTCGATGATTGTGACTGGCTGGGTGTGTGCTATGATGGGGTCAAAGCCAACGAGGGAGGGGCGTTGAATATGAAACCTGCTACAGCATTCGGCCTTAGGCGGGATGAGCAACGGGCTATCGTAAGGAGGCTTTGCAATTCGATGGGCGGCCATCAGATTTCGTCTCCTGATCCGGCTTGTGTTTCGATGGCCACCAAGACCCATAATGTGTCCGTGTATCGGGACCGTGCCGTGATCACCGACGAGAAAGGGCAGATGGTTTCCGTTCCGTTCAGTTTCGGGATGTGGGTCTCGGGGTTCGCAGCTTTTATCGAAAGGAGAATGGCATGACCAAGTCGCTGCATTCGGAGCGTTTCAGGATGAATAAGGCTCTGATTAGGTGTGAGCATTGTGGGCAATGGTTCGAGAATTGGGCTGTTCACGATAGGCATCTCAATATCGAGTCGAATAGGGGTATAGTGAGTCTTAATGCGGGACGTCCTTGCAAGGTGAGTCCTCGTGAGGCGTTTCCGGTTACGGTTTGGATCGACACTACTGAAAGGCATTGATCATGGCTGGTTCGAAAGTTACTCAGGGCGTTGCTCTTGTTTTCACGGAGGAGCTGCCTGATTATGCGGCTCATCGTGTGCTGCTGGCTGAGACGATTGTGCAGAATCGCGAGACGCTGATTCAGTTCCATGAGATCACTGCGAACATCTCCGCCGCTTCGACGATGCCTCTGAATAAGGGCCAGCTGAATTGCGACCTCCATGAATGCATTCAACTGGTGAAGGATTACTTGTGGATTGTCGCCGATGACGAGGTTCAGCCGATTTTCGTTTACTTGAAGATGAAGGATATCACCCCGTATGAAGACGCGATTCACCCTCAGTGATGATTGGCCGATGGTTGCCGCCGTCGCGCTGGCTAATAGTTCTGTCAGTCATTGTGATGACAGGTTTCTTACTTGCGATCATGCCGGCGGCACTATAATATGGCGGGAGCCAGTAGAACCTGATAGGTTCTATGTCGAGCTCGGGGGTCAATTGGGGACTACAATGACGTTCAACGATATAGCGTTCATGTTCACTGGAAAGGAGAATTGATCATGGACAAGTTCATCGAGGTTTTGCTCATCATTCTTTGCATGCTGGCTTGCTTCTGGTGCGGTATGCGTTATGAGAACCGAATGGAGGTCGAGCGTTACAACCACATGGTGTCTCAGCTCGACAATGTGCAGAAGCAGACTGGTGTCCAGTACGATCAGTCGTTCGTAGATTTCATCAACAAGGCTGCTCCTGGGGGAGAGCATTGATCATGAGTGTTGAGTCTGATTTCGGGGATACTGTTAAGATTTGTGAGTTCTACGCCGATCCGTGTGAGACTTTCGAAGTTGATTTGGAGGACGATTTGGATTCTTACTTCCAGCGTGTACTCGATTGGGAGGCGTTCTGATGGATTACGACCCTTGGGAGGAGTTGAATATTTTCATCGAGTCGTTTCAGCCGTTGAAGGAGTTGGATGGGTTCCAGGTTGATTTCGACTCGTGCGCCGTGTTCTTCGATGGGAATAGGGTCCGAGTGAATGGCCCTGAGGATTGGGATATTCAATCCCACAATGGCGATAAGACGACGACGCAGGATGGGGCGTATCGTTGGGTTGAGTCCGAGTACGGTATGCTTCCGAATACGGTTCCGCAGTACATGCACCCTTATGAAGGAGATTACGATGACTGAGTTCAAGATGATGAAGGAGATGGCTTGTGGGCTTCAGGCTCGTTTCGGCGGGGCTCCTGTGATCGATGTTGTTAACCATTGCGTTGTCTACCGTGACAGTGTGATCGCTATTCAGCTGTGTGCTTCGAAGTTCGACGAGTGTCTGTGGACGGTGGACACCCCTGGCGGGTACGAGTCGTTCCGTCGTTCGCCCGAGGTGGAGGGGGTGTTGGCCTCCATCTACTCCTACAGCCTCGTGTAAGCCACGCTGAGCTCCTAGAAGAGCTCCCCCGGTACGATGTACTGGGGGAGCTTTTCTGTGCCGTCTACGAGCCTCCTACGGCCTCACACGCCTGTGCGGATGGCGTCGTACGGCATGAACCATCTGGCCCTGGGGAAGCGGGTCCAGTGCCGGATTCCGCCTTTCATCTGGGCGCCGACGCAGACGCCGTCCCATTTGGTGTCGTCGTACCGGGGCGCGTCCTTGTTCCACAGGAGGAACTGGTATTTGCCCTGGGCGCATTCCTGTCTGGGGAACCATATCTTGTCGCCCCATGCGCTCTCAGCGGAGCTGTGGAGCTGGAAGTAGGGCTGGATCCACGAGTCGGCTCCCGGCCATACCATCCACGAGAATTGCCACAGGGGCGTCCATCCGCAGATGTTCCACGTCCACCACCATTCTGCGCCGTCACGCGTGTCGATGACCTGGGTGTATCCGTCGGTTATGGAGTGGTCGAGGTTCTTGGATCCGTATCCGGAGTAGCTCTGCTCGTCGAGGAATGTGCTGGAAGGAGCCCAGTTGTTGACGTCGGCGTAGGCTTTGATGCCCTCGATTTTCTTCACCGTTGCGACGGCGAGGTCGGCCTTCGTTTGGATTGCGGCCTGGTCCTTCTTGACGTTCTCGATCTGCTTCTGGAGCGCCAACAAGTTGTTCGCCGCGTCGGCCGCCTTGGTTGTCGCCTGGTCGGCGGCGCTTCTGGCGTTGGTGCCGATGACGCGCACTTCGGCGAGGGCCTCCCGGTCGCGTTGGATCATCCCCTGAATGTTGCGGTCGGCTTCTTCGAGAGCGGTGATCTTGGGTTGCAGTGCTGCTGCGTCGCGCTGGGCGGCCTGGGCGATGGATTGGACAGCGTCAGCGGCGGCTTTGGCGTCGGAGGCCGCTTTGGCGTTGGTGCGCGCGGTGCCTTCGAGGGTTGCCATGCGCCCTGTGAGGTTGGTGACGGCGTCGGAGCTGCGTTTCATGTTGTCGGCTACCGCGTCGAACTGTGTGTCCGCGTAGGCCACGCAGTTGGAGAGAGTGCACCCCTCCACAGTACGAATATTAACAATGAACTGCAGGTTCGTGCCGGGCTTGTACGGCACCGACACGCGGACGTCGATCGGATACGGCTGCGAGTTACCGGGAATCTCGATCGTGTCGGCGTACACGTTCTCCTTCCACTTGTTATCGGCGATCGTGTAGTAGGACACGCAGAACCTGGCACGGGAGGGACCCTGTGCGACGGCGAGAGCGGTGATCCGGTACGAGCAGCCCTGAGGCCCGGTGAACCGGGGCCCCTTAGCCATGTTGGCGTCGTAGTTCCTGTCCTCCGACTTGGTGGCGACCAGTGAGCTGCCGGCGACTTTCAGGGCAGAACCGGTCACCCAGTTCGCGCCCAGCTTCCAGTAGTCGTCGAGGGGGTCGACGCCACTCCCGGCGGGGCCGGCAGGGCCAGGATTGCCCTTGGGACCGGCCGGTCCCGCGGGACCAGCGGGACCGACGGGGCCCTGGGGACCTTTCGCACCCGGCTCGCCTTTAGCCCCGGTCGCCCCCTGCGGGCCCATGGGTCCTGCAGGCCCAGTGTCTCCCGATACTCCCCGTTCACCCTTATCCCCCTTGGGTCCGATGGGGCCGGGTTCACCCTTCGGGCCGGGCAGACCCCGCTGCCCATCCTTCCCCGGAGGCCCGGGATTGCCTTCAGGCCCACGGAGCCCGACGTCGCCGCGGGGTCCGGAGGGCCCGCGGTTGCCGCGTTCGCCCTTGGGCCCTTCAGGGCCCGGGTCGCCGACGGGACCCCTGGGTCCCTGCGGGCCGACGGGCCCGCGGATCATGCCCTTGGCGATGTCGTCCCTGATCTTCATCATCTGGTCGCGCGCCTTGGCGACGTCGATCTCGATCTGGGTGGTGTGCAGCGGGGAGACGGGCTCGTGGGCGACGAGCTGCGACAGCAGGTTGGTGCCGTCGTGCAACGGGGCGTGAAGGTCGAGAACCTTCACCCTCCCCCGCTTCAGAATGATGTGATGCGTCCAGGGTTCCGGAGGGTTCGTGTACGGCCCCGCGATCTCAACGGGGACGCTGAACTGACCCTCCACGTCCATCGTGAAGGGCTTGACGATGACGCCAGCCGCGGTCGTCACCACTCGTGGGTCGGGCGCCACCGTCAGTGTGCCGGCGGCGTCCCGACCGGCCGCGTCGGTGAGGCGGCCGGTCAGGATCGCGCTCATGGTTAGCCCTCACCTCCGGCGACCTTCTTAGCGACCTTCTGGATGCCGTCGCTGATCTGGTACAGCAGGTAGAAGGCGGAGCCGGGGTTGCGGACTCCTTCCTTACCGGGGCTGAACGTGTCAACAAGACTGCTCAGGGTGCTGTTGGCGTCCTTGAGCTGGCTGACAATGGGCCCGTCCCAGCGGCGGCCGGCGATACCGGCGCCTGTCTGGTCCGAGACCTCAACGAGCCTGTCGCGGATCTCCCTCAGGAGATCGGTGTTCTCCGACATATCGAGATCATCCTCTGCGTAGTAGGAACCGTCGTATCTGATCCGGTGCGTCCACTGGGCACCTATTGTGAGTGGGTGGTTGAGGTAGGAGCATGCGCACCGGACCTCACCGCCCGTCTGGTCTCCGGCGTACCCGTCGATGTCGCCGAATTCGCTGATCCATGCCTCGCAGATCCATCCGTTGCACACGATAGCCGTGTGCCCGTCGGATCTCAGAACGTCCCCGTCCTCGACGGGCATGCCCGGATACCACTCCTCGGCGGTGAAGCCGCGCTCGGTCATGCACGCGACCTCGTTGCCGGTCCACATGGACTTGGGCAGCGGGTCCGGCAGACCGGCATTGTTGAAGCAGTACACCACCAGCTCAGAGCAGTCGACGTTGACGTTGACCGCCTGGGAGGTGGGTGAGGGGAGGTTCCAGATGGTCAGGCGCTCGGGCTGCGAGTAGCCCACGCACGGGTTCTGGGTGATGTCCCATGCGATCTGAGAGGCGTCCGACTGAAGGCTCATCTCAGCCCTCCTGGCCGTGCTCCACGTTGGCGTCCGCGACGGCGAACAGGGCCGCCAGGAACGGGGTGATGACGTCGATGACGTCCTTGGTCAGGACGCCCTTGACGGCGAGAACGCCGCATCCGGCGATAGCGACCCTGTACAGGTACTGGCGAACCTTGGGGTCAACCAATCCTTTGAGAGCGGTCATACCGATTCTCCTCACGTTGCTTGTCGATCTTCGACTCGATTTTTTCGAGCCGCTCCATGACTCCCGGTCGACGGGGGACGCCCGGTCTGGCGGGTACCCCGTTCCAGTCGTCAAGAAGATTGTTGAGTCTCTTCATCCTGCCGTTGACCCACGCAGCGAATCCCCCGATAGTGACGAACGATGTTGTTGCTGTGATGAGAGCTTGCAGGTCGATGAAGAATCCTGGTCCGTGTCCCATTAATCACCTCACGAAGATTTCAGCGAATGCGTTGCGTGACTGCGGGCTGTCGAAGAAGACTCGTCCTTTCCGGTAGGAACCGCGGAGCATCTCGGCGATCTTGTCGCTGTAACTCATAAGCACCTCACCCTCCCGGAGAGTCATCTTATTGGTATTATACACCTTCTCGACTCGGGGTCTCTTCTGCTGGCAGAAGAGTGTCCCCCAGTCCATCCACAGAGAGAAGACTCCCAAATCGGTCTTGACTGTGAACATGTACTCAGCTCTCCCGGATTTGCGCTGCACGAACTGGCTCGTGTTGTCCACGAACGTGTTATCGATCGAGTAGTCGGCGTACTCCTCGTCGAAATCCGTCACGAACTTGCCGAATCGTGTGGTGGCCACCTGTGAGGCGAATCTCTGCGAGTCCACGAACTGGGCGGCCACGAACCCGTCCCCGTAGGTGACGAACTCCTTCCCAGGCGACGGGGTGATGTGCCATTTGATGAAGTAGGGGTTCATGATGGAGATGGCGTTTGACAGCATGAGAACTCGGGTGCGGTCCTGGTACCGGTCGACTGTGGAGTAGAAATCGAGGAGCGCTTTGACTTCATCCTTCAGGTAGTGGATGGTGCCGGTCTCGATGATGAACTCGTCGAAGATAATGGTCGTAACCTTCGGATAGGGGGTGCTCTTGTGCTGCGCCGACGTGGACAGTGCCAGGAAGTACCCGGCCTTGCGCCACGCGTCCTTGTCCTCCCCCTTGTTGCGCCAGCAGAGCACGCCGCTGCGTATCTCGAACTCCTGCTCGGGGAACTCGTGGGCGACGTCGGCGATGAAGCTGCCGCGGGTTTTCAGTTCTGTCTTGTAGCGCCTCAGGTAGATGAACTCCTCCCCGCGGTCTATCGCCCGTTTGAGCACGTACTTCTTGGCGCCGTAGGACTTGCCGACGCCGCGGGCGCCCATGACCATGTTGAACACGGCGTTGCGAGAGAGGATCTTGTCGAACGAGTAGTAGTCGAATTTCTTAGACATAGCGCTTCAGCTTCCACCTGCAGCCCCCGAACAGGGATGTGGCGTGCCCGTAGGCGGGGCCGCGGACCCCGTCGGGGCCTCGCTGTCCGATGATGGTGTCCTTACCCGTCTCGCAGCAGTACTCGACGTGCCCGCCTCCCGAGTACCAGCGGCAGACGATGAGGTCTCCTTCTTTGATCTGACTGGTGGCATTGAACCGACCACCACCCTCGGCGATGACCTTACCACCCTCGGACATGAGCACGGTGGTGCCGCCCTTGCCGATGTCCATGCCCATGACCTTATTGTACAGCCACCATACGAACCCCGAACAGTCGGTGACCCCCGACCTGTCCGGGTGAAGACGCGGCTCGTACCACTGGTGGTAGACGTACTTGCCGATGGAGGCTTTGGCGAGCTTTGTCATCTCCCCGATCTTGCCGGAGTCGCCACCGCCCCCTCCGCCACCGGCGTCGCCTTTCTTGTCGTCCCCGTCGTCGGATTTCTGGTCGGCGCCGTTAGCCTTCCAGAACCCGCCCACCGTCGGGTATGCGGCTGCGTTGGACCCGTCTGACATGTAGATGCGCAGAACGCCGGACCCGTCCGTCCGGGCGTGCTTGATCTTCTTCTCCTCCTTCGCCTTGTCCTCGCCGTCCTTGGAATTGTCGCCGCCCGAGTCACCGGGCGCCAGGGTGATGCCCTTCGTGTCGAGGTTCTTGATCATCCGGTAGGCGATGACGTACCGCTGTCCGACTGCGTACCACTCCCCCGAGGCCTTGATGGCGTTGGCCATTGAGTCCAGTGTTGGGGCCGGCCCGGCGCTAGCCACGAGTCTGTTGAGGATGCGCGCGTAGTTGCCCCACCTGTGCATGACGACGATGAGGAGCATGCCGGCCTCGGTGTACCTCTCCGAGTCCAGGCCGATGGCTTTGAGTCTGGGGATGTACTCACCCTCCAGGTCTTTGCGCATCTGGTTGTTCTGGATCTTCTTGCCCTCCTCTGAGGCCAGCGCCGCTGATAATTTCTGCCTATCAGTACCTCCCAGGGACTGGTACTTGCGAGCCATCGTCCACGTGCCCTTGCCCGCGGACAGCCACGAGCGGATCGTGGGACCGAACACGTTCTTGTCGGGGAACTGCTGCAGCAGGTCGTATGCGCGCCCCTGGGTCCACTGCCCGATACCGAGCGACAGTGTGTCGGGCGCGGTGATGATGCCGTAGTTGAACCCGGCCTCGACGGTAGCCAGGGTTGCGATGATGCACGCCTTATGCTTGTCATCCCATGCCATAAGTTCCTCCTATATGATGCGGGGCGCCAGGGATCACCCGGCGCCCCGCCAGTGATGCCGTCCAGATCAGTGGGCGCGCATCATGCAGTTCGACAGGTCGAACCGAGTGCTGTGATTCTTGTCGGTCAGGAACACGGTCTCGATGTGGTACCGGCCCGGACCCTCGAAGGCCTCGAAGATACCAGTTCCCTGGGAGTAGACCATCGCCTCGGGCCACGGGCCGTAACCGGCGACGAAGGAGCTCCAACGACGCTGGCCCTTAGGGCCGGTGACACGAATGTCGAAGTGGGTGTCCTGAACATTGTGGACGGTGTGACGCATGATCGCCACGATGATCCAAACATCGTCGGCGTCGAAATCCAGGTCGAACTCCATGACCGTGACCGGCCGCTCCTCAGGGGTCGACAGGGTGCGGTCGCCGGACCCTGCGGTGACCTCCTTGAACCGCTTGTGCAGGGCGCCGACCCTGTTAGCGGCCTGGGTCGCCTGAACCGCCTGACCGGAGATCGCGTTCGCCGTCGTCTTGGCGTCGATGGAGGCCGTGTTGGCAGCGTTCGCGGTGTCCAGTGCGGCGTCGGCCCGGTCGCGGGCCTCCTTGGCCCTGGCAGCCGCCGACGAGGCGACCTTGTTAGCCTCGATGGCACTCGTGTTCGCAGTCTCGGAGGCTGTGGTCGCCTTGGTCGCCATGTCGAACGCTCGGGTCGCGTCGGCTTTCGCCTGGGAGGACACGGACAACGTCGACTGGGCCGCCTCACGGGCGCTGTGAGCGTCATCCGAGGCGGCGTTCGCCGTCGTCAGCGCGCTCGTCGCGTCACGGGACGCCGCCTTAGCGGTGACAGTCGCACCACCCAGACCCTTGTCGATCTCCTTCATGGCGGAGTTGAAGTCACCCAGCACACTGAAGTGATCGGACGCCACGTAGAGCGGCAGGTTGAAGTTCTCTGTCTTGTTGGTTGCGGGCATATTGAGCCTGCCTCTCTGTCAGGAGACCACCATACGTTGGAGGTCCGGAATGTTCAGGTTATCGATGTAGTTCAGATCCTTGGAGGTGATCTGGTCACCGCCCTTGAACTGAGCCTCGTAGACGTCGTAGACGATGTCTATGACGCGTTTGTACTGTCCCGTCACGGGGGAGAACCCGTAGTTGGGGGACAGGGCCGGCATCACGTACTTGCCGATCGTCTCCAGTTCGGAGATGGTCAGCGGAGCGTCCTCCAGCTCCTGGGCCGTGAGCCCCAGCTGGCTGAAGTCCTCGGCGAGGAGGCCGCCGACCGTGTACCGATTGTGCATGTCGTCGATGAGCTCCTGGAGGGTGGAGCTCTCTCCTCGAAGCCAGTTGAAGACATGAGCCTCATCCGACTCGAAGTGCTTCTTGACGAGAGCCTTCAGGTCGTTCTCGAACGTGTTGAACTCGTCATCGTACTTTGCGATGGCGGCCGATAGCATCTCGCGAACCTGGGAGGGGAGGGCGTGGTAGCCCTCCATCTCCTTGCGCACGTCCACCAGGAGCCTGGAGACGGCTGCGTTGTAGTCGGAAGCCAGACCCTGCATCTTCGCGGAGAACTGATTGACCAGACCCTCGCTCACCCACGAGCGCATCTCCTCCATGAGCTGGAGGTATGTGTACCCGTCACGGTAGGTGAACGGTGTTACGTTCGTGACCCTGTAGTCGCCAGGGGTCAGCTGGTACTTGTTATCAATATAGTCCATAGCCCCATCCGTTCACGTACTCGTCTCCTGAAGATCGGATTTGCATGAATAGGCTTCCCAACTCCGAGATAACGGACATGTCAATGTTGAGGAAGGTTTCGCGCCATTTCTGGAGGAGGTCGGCCTTAGGAGTATTATACCCCCACGACCGTGTGACATTCCCCGCCTTAGTCCCTGTCGTCGACGCGGTGTCGGAGGACCGCTTCTGCTGATCCTGGGTCGCCGAATTGGAATGGTTCTGCCCCGACCCCTTGGACGACGTGTCGTTGGCTGCCGTCGCATAGTCGTCATGCCCGCTCAGACGCGTCTGCGGCATCTGCGACTGCACGGTGCGAGCTTTCGACTCCTCCGACGAGGAAACCCGGGAATCGCTGGACAGCGTCTGCTCCGCATTCTGCTTCGTGTGCATGTCCTGGGTGGTGTCCTGCGTGGAATCCCCCGTCGAATGCACATCGTGAGTCACCATCGGGTCGAAATCGACCAGCTCCGATTCGTACAGCTGGTTGTAGAACGGCATGATCTCATTCATCTTCACCTTCAACTGATGGATGAACATGTCGATCGACTCATGCGCGATCTCGTTGTACCAGTAGTGGTCCAGGATCTTCTGGTTCAGGGAATCCCTGTACGACTCGTCGAAGATCGGATACTCGTTCAGCCCCACGTTCAGCGGGCCGACGATCTCCACCACCTTGCGCAGCTCGAGCGTGTAGTCAGCCATTGTTCGGGTTCAACTCCTGCTGGTCGGTCGTGCCCAAGTCGGGGTTCCCCTTGTCGAGAGCATCTCCAATACCCCCGAGAGCGGTCGCGGCAAGCATAGCGTTCTGAGCATCCGCGGGCTGAGATTCGTCAAGGTTCCACCTCACATCCACCTGCAGGTCGTACATCTGGTTGATATGCTCGCACGCATACTTGCGAGCGTTCATGGCAACGGCGCGCATCGCCAGAACCTGTCCGGAGGAGCCGCTGGCCTCCTCAGCCACCATGCGCTCCCGCTTCTCCGAGTTCACGTTCATGATACCCAGGAGCGTGAGAGCCTCATTCCAGGTCTTGACCTTAGCCTCCATCACGTCCTGAATCTGATGGGGCTTGAACCCGACGTCGAACATGGTCACCTTCTCCGCCAGGGCCGCGGGGGAGAGAGCCTCAGTGCCGAAGATGACCGGCTGACCCTCGGCGACCTTGCGGAAAGCATTCACGAACGACTGGTACTCGTTGTTATCCACCGAGAACACGAACGGGTGGCGTGCGCTCAGCATGTTCACCTCCAGCGTCCGGTCGAACGCAGCCAGCCGCTGAGAGTAGATGTCGATGATGTCCCAGTCCGGCTCACGCAGATAGTTGGACCAGATCGGCACGCAATGCCTGGCGTCCAGAGTCTTGGAGAACACCTGGTTGCCGTAGACCGTGAAATTCGTCGGGTTATCGTACATGTTCACCTGGCCGAGCCCCGTGGCCCGAAGCGCCATGAACCGGTCGAACTCCTCATCGAAGTAGAACACAGCCAGCCCGTCGTACATGAGAGTGGCCTCCAAGTAGCGGCGGTCCACCGTGTCCGGAAGACCCGACCAGGAGAATCGGTTCACGCACATCTCCGACATGATCCTCTTGTACATGCGGACCAGGAGGGCCTCGCGGTTGATCGACGGGTTATTCTTGAAACGCCCGCCGTTGACGAAGGGCTCGTAGATCTCCTTGCGAACCCAATCCCGGTCACCATTGCGCTTCACCATATGATCCCCTTAAGCGGCTTGTTGTTCGCCCAGTCGATGCGCCCGATCATCGTCTGGTCCTTGTGCCACACGGTGACACCTTTCTCGAAAATACCCCTGATCGTCTGCCGGAACGTCTCGGGCATGGTGGACCTGGAGATGTTCATCTCCGCCATCTTCCAATACGTGAAATGCTCCATGCAACGGAAGTCACCGGGAGGCACCACGGGCGAGTTCATCGCATACCCGTACCGGAGCCAGAACTCCCCGATGCGCCGCACAGCATCCTCGGGGATGAACTTGAGGCGCTCCACAATGCTCCACGACTCCGCAGCCAGCATGAAAGCATCCCCGCCGACCTGACCCGACGTCGTCGGGGCTATCGTCTGAGCGTCCTGCACCCGGGCGTTGATGCCGGCGATGGCGTTCGCGTAGTCGCCGTTCGCCGCGTACTTGGCGTAAGCCAGGTTCGTGTCCGCGTTGTAGCGCATGTACCCCTGATTCAGGTTCGTCAGCGCGGACGCCTGTTCGGCGGACATGCGAGCCGTGTTCACCTGCTGGGAGTACGTCATGCCCGCCTGAGCCATCGTGGAGGCCCCGGAGAGAGCGGACCCTCCGAGACCGGCCAGGGCGCCCAGAGGACCTCCGTTGGCGAGACCCATGAGGGTGGACCCGATCACCTGACCGCCGACGCCGATACCAGTCTTCTGCAGGCCCATGCGGGCGTTGTAGCCGGCGATGTCCTGGTTCCAAGAGTTGTTCAGAGCCGTCTGCTGACCCGCCTGGGCGATAGCCGCGTTGGCCTGGTTGAACTGGGTCTGGGCGCCGTGCAGGGCTCTCTGCTGCGACCACTCGGCGCTCTGATGCTGGTAGGCGATCGAATGGGCGTTCTGAGCCTGGAACATCAAATAGGAGTTGTTCGTGAGACTGAACGTCGGCAGATTCGTGAACCCGGTCATCACATCGAAGTGCTCGGACCATCCGTCGTACTGGTCCATGTGCCCGCGGGTTCGCTGACCCAGAGAGTTCACCGTGAACATGATGCGCGGATTCGGGGGCACCACGTGAGACCACTGGGTCACCGCCAGGCCCGCCGATTGGATCATCTCGGGCTTCAACAGGAGGGGAGTGCCCGAGAACGTGGTCACCTCCACGAGGAGGTAGGGGCTGGTCCAGAACTTCCACAGGTGGCGATACCGGGCGGGGAGGATGTCGTCCTTGCGGAGCTTGTCGGTGAGGGTGATCGTCTTATTGTTGACGAGCCCTTCCTCGCCGATCCCTTTCTCCAGGTCGTACACTTCGGCGCCCTGACGGGAGATACGCGTGTCGCCGCCCTTCGGGTCCACGCCCGACGTGCCCGGCAGCTTCACCTTCAGATCGTTGATCTTATCGAAGTTGATGACACCCTTCGGGATCGCCGTAATACTCACGATGCCCTGAGACACCCACGGCACCAGGGACATGGCGTTCGTGAACACACGGAACCAATCCGCCTTCATCGCATAAATGGACGTCCCGTTCGGCACACCCTCGGCGAAGCTGCCCTTGGAGGCGGTGAACGTCGGGTTCTTCTCATCCCCGTAGGGCTGAGTGAGGTCCACCGTGGAAGCGATGATGATATCGAAATTGGCAGTATCGATTTTACCGGCACTGGGAGTGGAGGCGATGACCTTCCGGTTCACGTCGACGATCTGATACTCCGAACCAAGGTCCAGACCCTCAGGCACCGTCATGTACTTCTGACCGTAGTAGTCCCAACCGTTCTCGGCGGCGATCGCCATGTGGGAGCGTTCGCAGTAGGAGCGGCGCACATTGAACTGGTGCATGTACGTCTGCCAGACGTCCAGCTGGACGGTGATCTGGGTGGTGGCGGGGGCGATGTAGTCGACGGAGGTTATGAAGTAGAAGAATGTATTCCGCGAATTATAAGCGTCACGGTTGTTGCGGGCTACCAGGTAGTTGTACTGGTTGGCCTTCGAGAACGGGATCGGAATCCTGATCGGGGCGCCCTGAGCGCAGTAGGTCAGGGACTTCACCTCGATGCGCGACGAGTATTCGTTGACGATCGCGTTGAACGCCTCATCGTAGTTGTCATACCAGACGACGTCGCGGTACTCCTGATCCCACACGACGTTCGTCAGGTACACCTCAGTATTGGGGGACCAGACAGAGTAGTCGAAGCCCATCCCGAACGAGCCGATATCCTCCGGCGGGTCATAAGCTGTAGGCATATATAGAGTATAGCACATAGGTTAAAGGGCCGGCCTGGGGAGCTCGAACTCAACCCAGGCCGGCCCATCGCCGGCGAGGCAGAAAGGAGGAAGGACCTCACCGACGGGCTACCCTGCCCACGGCACCAGTGTACCACACGCAGGAGACCGTGTCATTTCTTCGGCCAGACCTTCACCGCCTTCGCCTTGTCGACGGCGATCGACGCCGTCTTCGAAGCGATCGCCTTCTTCACGTCAGCCGAGTCACGGTAGACCAGAGTGGCGGTGACGGTCACGGCGTCGGCGTCCTCATCCTGACCCAGGTGCAGGATGCCCTCGTTATCGATCTTCGTCCGCTGCGAGTTCGCGCCCGACACGGCGTAGTCGATACCCAGCTCAAGACCGTCAGTGTTGTCACCGGTCACGGCGAACGTCACCTCGACGTTGCCGCCCGGAATCGCCTTGTTAGCAGCACCCACAGGCTTACCTCCCTGAGTAGCCGTGTAGCCGCCCAGGGCCAGGTTGGCGCCCGGACGGACGCGAATGTTCTGGTCGTCGTTGCCGGTCCAGAACATGACCGCGGGGACGAACAGGGAGGTGCTGATGACCTCCCAGTGGTGAAGGAAGTAATTCGTGCCCAGGCTGACAGGGTTCGGCTGGCTCGTGTTCTCAAGGAGGTTATCGGCGATGACGAAGAAATCCTTCGTCGTCAGAATCGCCTGAGCATTGTCGATCCCCATCTGTTCGGCGGGAACCGGAATCACCCGCGCGTACATGTCGACGGGGGAGAGGTTGAACGCGGCAGCAAGGGCCTCAACGTCGATGTTCGCCTTCACCTCGGGGGTGACGATCAAGATCAGATCCTCACGCTTGGCGAAGGTCTCCATACGTGCGGCGTTGTACTGACGGGACAGGAACGTCAGGTTGTCCGTCATAGCGCGGACACGCTTGATCAGCTGCTTCGCGTCGGACTCGGTGGCGGTCAGGCTCCGAAGGTCGGGAACCTTCACGTGGTAGAAGCCGCCGTTCTTCTCGTACTCGGCGAACAGCGAGCAGGTCAGGAGGAACTCGTCCCACTGGTCGGAAGTCGTCGGAGACGCCAGAATCTGGCTCAGGTAGTTCTGCAGACCCGACTCGTCCAGGAACGCACGACGAAGCTGGTCGCGGTTCACCGTGATCTTGTAATACTCCTGGCGGTTCACGGTGTGGAACTGGGAAGCGACATTCGGCTTGTGAGCGCCGAAAATATCCTTCTCCATGTAGTCGCGCTCGGAGTTGTACGTGTAGGAGGAGACCAGACCCGTCTGCACCTCCTCGATCGTGTCACCGAAGTTCAACATGCCGCGCTTGAACTCCCGCAGAGGGTTATTCCACGTGATATCCCGGGTAATGTACGTGCCGACACGGTTGATCAGCGCATCGGTGAACTCGTTGAAATGGGGGGTGTACGACGTCAGCTGCTGAACAACATCGGCGACACTACCCTTGGTGGCGGCCGGAATGCGCCGCTGATAATCGGACGTCGCGTCGTTTCTGATCCGGTTCAGGATCTCAATATTGTCGAAGTCGCGAATGCGACCGCTGGGGAGCGTCATGGTCAGGCCTCCTTAGGCTTGGAGAAGAAGGAGGCGATGCTGCCGTCGTCCCCGTCGTCAGCATCGCTCGTGTCGTCACCGTGCGACTCGGCGTCGCCGGCATTGTCCCCGCCCGCGCCGATGGCCTCGAGCAAGTCGTAGTTCTTGCTCTTCAGACCGTCAACGGTCTTGGACAGAGCAGAATTGGAGTCAGTAAGCTCCGAAATCTTGGCGCCAGCACTGTCAGCCTTGTCCTTGACAGTGTTGTAGGCGGCACGGAGATCGTCATAGATCGTCTCCGACGGCCCCTCCTCGCCAGGATTGATCAGAGACTGAAGGAGACCTTCAAAATCCATGATACCTCCATGCAAACGTATGGGCTATGAGTGGTAGTTCCACTCATAGCCCATACTATCACAGACTGCCGAGAAGCCTCGGCGGAGCAACCAACTCAACGCCGCGGGCCCGGTCTCATCCGGCGGTGGTCGCCCACGACGTCACCGATCAGCTCTCCTCGGTGCCTGAGCTCTCGAACGGCCCGGGGGAGGGGTGGGTGGCCTCCTCCGACTCCGCAATCTTCATCTTCACGAACTCCGTGACAACCCTCCTCATGAGCTCCGGCTTGGGCACGTGAACCTCCCACTGGTAGTTGTCGAAGAACTCGACCACCCAGACGGGCAGGGTGAGGGAGACCGTCTTGGACTTGCGCATCATGACTCCTTTACTGGTGTGAACGTGAAATGAGTCTCCGTGAGAAATGTTCCCCCGGGAATCATCTTGGGTACAAGTTTACCACCATACGTCTGAGGCGACAACAGGTCCTCGGGCCAGATCTCGTACGGCCTCCCGGTATGAGGGTTCTTCCTCGGCAGGCCAGCAATATGTGTATCAGGCTTACCGTCAGACACCTCGCAGTACTGCTTCGCCCTCACGAAAATAGCCCTATCGAAAGTGCCCTCGATCTTCCAAGCGCCCAAATGCGTGGGATGGATATTCAAGCCCTCCGGGGGCTCCGTCCCCTTCAAATGAAGCGAATCCGTATCGGCGTAGAGGAAACGGTCGAAGTTAGCCGCAGCAGAACGAATCGTATAGTCCCGAGCCCAGGAGGTCACGAAAACACCGACGGGTGTGTACACGGGCTTCGTGACTTCCTCATTCTCAGACGCCACATACTTAACGGCGCCATTGTGGAGTACGGGCAACTTATTACGCCTCTCGATCCGAGTCGCGAACTTGCCGTACAGAGAATTGAGCATCAACTTGGCGATCTGACGCTTCCCTCCCGTAGAGGACTCCTTAACGGCCATCCACTTGTCGATGTAATCCTTGAAGGTGCCGATGCGGCAACGGAACAGAGTGACGTCGCTGAAGCCGTACAACTCAACATCGTACATGTCGTTGATCAGCTTCCAGTCAACATTCGTCATACGCATCTCAGTCGGCTCATCCACCACACTCTGGTACTCCGTCGGGTTAGCCCTATGCGAACCGCGCAATTGGATGCAGGGGATACCCCGCTCCTTCAGTTTCGCGGTGAAACAAAAAGTGGCAATCCAAAGATAATCCTCGGAGATCTCCTCAGGGGGAATATCAACCTCAATAGGCTTCCCGAAGGGGAGAGGTCTCGAATACATGATATACGGGTACAGCGAATTAACATCAAGCACCATACCTGCACCCTGTACAACGCCAGCCGTACGACTATCAGCATAAGTGAACCCTCCCCGGTAGGCGGAACGCACCATCGTGTCATCCTCCACGGAAAGCGTCGGGAACCATTTCTTGAAAGTCTTCCTCCCTACAACATCCTTGAATCCCTTCAAGGCATCAGAGGACGCCGTCATACTAGTAAGACCCTCAGCAATCTGCTGACGGAGGGCCTCGGCGACGATACCCGTGTCATTACGAACGTACTGACGCTCCTCGAACGTCGGAAGATACCCCGGCTCACGATAGGTTACGTAATCGATCACCCCCTTGCTCATCTCAAGACCATAAGCTCCCGCCATACTCTGAACAGAAAGAGGAATCTTCTTCAGAGAATCCATGAAAATAACATCGGCGTCCTCCGTCGCAACCCAGATCCTGTAGAACTGGCTCTCAGAGGAAATGATTGGCGTGAACGACAGTGGGGGAGGGGCGCCCTTCACGAGATTAGGGTCATTGCAACGGAACCCATTGTGAAGAAGCCAATCAATAATGTACCCGCCATCGAACTTCAAATTATGGAAGAAAACCGTCCTCTCACCCACGAGAATAGAACTCATGAACTCATCGATCGTATACCCGATCACATTGACGTTCCAGTCATCAACATTTCTCACAGACCAAAGCCATACCCTGGTGGACTCGGGGAGCGACCCATCATCCGGAATATCAGCCGTAGTCTCGAAATCCGCACAGAGAATCTGCCTCTCATCGGATAGGGCGGACTTGCATCTTCTTGGCATAGCCGACAGCATCCTTTCCATTGAGCGGGTCTTCACTCTGCGCAGTGAACGCATCATCGGGGGAGTTGCGATCAGAATCGAACTCCTTATTCCCCTCATAACGGAACGTCAACCCCGCGATGAACTCATCATCAACAGTCCACAGCACTCGAAGCAAATCATCAGGAAGATCCGCCAAAGCCTTCAACTCGGGATTACCCGAACTCTCAGTGAGCTTACGAATATTGTTCCGAATACCCTCCACCATCCTCTTATCAGATCTCGTAGTAGCGAACTCCCGCTCCCTCTCAGTGAGAATCTTAACCGCCCTCTCATTAGTAAAGGTCTGCACCTTGTACGGCTCACGCTCGGCGTACAAGCGAGCAATGTCGCCCTTATGAGCGTAAGGATTCTTGATATTGTAAACCTCGGAGAAAGGCTTCAAACCCCGCCATGGAATCTCAGTCCCGCCAACACGGTTATAGAACTCCCTCGAATGCTCGTTGCTCCTCTTCTGAGCGTACACGTAGCGGAGCATGCTCTTAGCGGAAATGGGTTCCCCATAGCGGGAGGGGTAGTAGGCGACGTTAGGGGCCATGAACTCCTCCAGACGATGCGCGTGAGCCTCTACCTGGGCCTTAGTCATGCGACCCACTAGGGGAGTACCCTTACGCGGATCTAGGGCCGTGTGGGCTATGTCAACGCCTCCTGCGCCCTGCGTAGCCGCCCTCAGAGGGCGCAGAACGGACGGGGCGTACGTCCCCTGACGAATCTTGCTGATCTTCCTCGAAGCACGAGCCTCAAGACGACGAGCATAATCCCGCCAACCCTCAAGATCGGTCGGCTTCTCAAGTCTAGCCATTGCTGGTCCCCTTTCTAGTCACGCTAACAGTATAGCACAGAATAACAGGGAGGGCGCCGCACAATCAAAGTGCGACGCCCTCCATACGGACAGAATCAGCGGCGATAAGTGGGGCGTTTGCCGGGCTTAGATGAACGATCCCCCTTTGCCATGTAGCCGAGGAACTTCGGGAAACGAATCTCAAGAGACCTGCCGGACCCATTCTTAGACTCCCACTCACGAAGAACGAGAGTCCCCGAAAGCGTAACCTGATCGCCCTTAATAACGAGTCCTCGAATGTAGTCATAAGAATCGCCGAAGAAAGAAGCGTTCAGATAAAGCGGAGCTCCATCGTCAACCCATTCCTCAGTCTTCTTATCGAACTGACGACGAGTAGCGGCAATACCAAGACGAACAATCAGTTCGCCGCTCTTGGTCTTAGCAGTCTCGGGGTCGCGGGTCAGGTTGCCAGTAACGGTCATCTCAGCGCTCATAAGAGTCACCTTTCTGTTCAGTGCTGCCAATAGGCAGCGGTTCTTGGATGGCGTCCACAAGGGGCGTTGCTTGCGAAAGGTAGTATACCACACTATCAAACGCGAAGCGTTCAAGGTCGACGAGTGTAGTCCCACACGGTGTCTTCAAACACTGGTAGCCGACTCATTTGGTGTCTCCTTCCTCGTTGGCTTGTGGCCCATCATAGCACACACCCAGCCAGTCACAATCATCGAAAGCTGTGACTCGTGGCACAGACCAGCGGAGCACAGGATCCGCTTGGGAAAAGTGAAAGTGACTGTCAATTCTCTAATAACACTCCCCA